TTCTCCAGAAGGTTGAGATCCTTCCTCACCGCTACCAGTAGCAGCGTTACCAGAACCACCAGCTGCTTTATCTAGATTACTTACGTTTGCATCCTCTAATTGTTTTTCTGTATCTTTAACTTGATTTTTTACTGATTGACTTAATTTAGAATTTGGTTCTGATAAAGCACGTTTTTCTGCTGCAGAAGCAGTACTCAAAGTTTCTTGTTTTGTTACATTACCTTTTGCATCTACTTCTGACTCTGAAATTTTTACAGCGTTATTTCCTTGAGCATCAGTTCTATATGTTTCTACTTTTGATCCACCACCAACTAGAGTAGTAGATTGTGTTTTATAAAATCCTTTTTCTTTCGGACCCACTCCCTTGCGGCGTTGTTGTGCATTTCCCGTATATGTAGTTACTGAAGATACTTTACTAGTTGCGGATGCCATTAGTTATGGTTTTTTTATTTATTTAGCAACCATTTTTGCATATGGAATGGCGAGTAGATCATCAAGTTCTTCATTTTGTACAATGTATACTTGACCAGCAAGTTCATTCCAAGTGTACTGTCTAGATTTTCTTAGATGAAAGTTGATACCTTTGAATCCCCATTGTAATACTTCTGTTACGGCTACTAGTGGGTGTTGATCGTATGATATTCCAGGAGTCTTTGCATTATAAACGAATGTACACAACATACCAACATCAGGAATTGGAGTTACAGTATCACTAAGTAACTGCATAATTTCCAGCATCATTTCTTCCTGATCATTTGTTCTTGAATTGATATTATTTCCTTCGAGTCTGTTCATTTGATACCCAGTTCGTCTTCTGTGATAATTTTAAATTCTATTTTACGATCATCACACCAGTCTTTTGCAGCTTTCCACTTCGCTTGATTGACTGCATATGTTGTACACTCATAGATGTAGGATTTTGTTGGTTTTGTTTTGCGGATGGGAGGTCTTGTTTGCTTCTTTGGTTTAACTTCAATCACATATCTCTTAATCTGACCATTACTTTCTTTTACTTTGATAATAAAGTCTGGAAAGTATCGATGAACTCGATTGTCTGTTGGAGATAGATATGGAATGAAAAATTCTTCAGATCCCCACTCTAAAATATTTGGATTAGAGTCGCACCATTTGCAGAATTTTCTTTCCCAATTACTACGACAGATAATATTATTCGCATTTCCCTTATATTTGTTGGGAAAAGATGGACGATATCTACTTTTACGACTTTCTGCCATACATAGTATATAAGATAAAAACTATTTATAGATGGCTTCTCCTAAGAGTTCCTCAGGATCAACCACACCCAATCATAGAAATGTTTCAGACATAAAATCAAGTCTCTTAAGACCAGCATTAACTTCACATTTTGAAGTTTTTATTGATCTTCCTGAGTTTGCGAAGGTGCCAAATGAGGTTGCGCAGGATCAATTGTATCTTCAATGTAGTGAAGCATCATTGCCTGGGTCAAGTCTTGCTACATTTGAAATCAATAATGATTTTCATGGTGTAACCGAAAGACATGCGTATCGTCGTATTTTTGATGAAAGAATTGATCTTACTTTTTATGTTGATGCTGATAACTACTTACCTATTCGAACATTTGAGAATTGGATTGGCGGAATTATGAATGGAAATGATAAGGATGGTAGTCCTGCAGATAGTAATTATTATTACACTGCAAGATATCCAGATAAGTATAGAAAACCTCTTTACGTCACAAAGTTTGAAAGGAGTTACGGACGAGATGGATCGAACATAAAATATACTTTTGTAGATGCATTTCCAATCAGTATTGGTGCAATGCCAGTTTCATATGATAGTTCTAATCTATTGAAGTGTACTGTTGGATTTACTTATCTCAGATATTTTACTGGAACTGCTGAGGGTAAATCATCTGCACCCGATGTTGGAGATGTAATGGATGGAGGTGGATCCCCTCCTGCCGGTAACCCAGATCAAATGACTATCCTACAAGACGGATCTACTAATGGTTCTGGATCAATTGCTACTAATAGAGATTCTGCAACAGGACAAATTATGCATTCCACTGTTGATTCGATCAGAAAATATGGTAATGTGGGAGATGGAGTAACTCCAGCATTAGCGAAAGAACTGCAAAATTTCGCCAATGGCACCTAATAAATAACTACACTGAAATACATCTATAGCTCATTATGCCATTACCAAAGATTGCTGCGCCAACATATGAACTTGAGTTGCCATCAACTGGAGAAACTATACAGTACAGACCATTTCTTGTTAAAGAAGAAAAACTTCTCGTGATAGCACTGGAGAGTGAGGATACAAAACAGATTACTACTGCAATTAAAACAGTTATCAAAAATTGTATTCTAACGAAGGGAATTAAAGTCGAATCTTTACCCACTTTTGATATTGAATATCTGTTTTTAAATATTCGAGGCAAGTCTGTAGGAGAAGAATTGGATGTCAACATTATTTGTCCAGATGACGGCAGAACAGAGGTTTCTGTGATCATTAATTTAGAGGATATTGAAGTTCAAAAGAATGACGAACATGAGAAAAAAATTAAGATTGATGATTCTATCATGATTGAAATGAAGTATCCTTCTTTGGATCAGTTTATTAAGAACAACTTTGATTTTAATAAGAGAAATGCAATGGATCAGTCATTTGAATTGATCGCATCTTGCATTGGTACAATTTTTACAGAGGACGAAGCTTGGTCAACTGCAGATTGTAGTAAGAAAGAGATAACTGAGTTTTTAGAGTCAATGAATTCCTCTCAGTTTAAAGGTATTGAGAAGTTCTTTGAGACTATGCCAAAACTTTCTCATAAAATTGAGGTGAGAAATCCAAAAACAAAAGTTGAAAGTGAGGTCGTTCTTGAGGGCTTAGCATCTTTTTTCGCCTAGGCATGATTCATATGAATCTGGAGAGTTATTATAAACTCAATTTTGCGTTGATGCAGTACCATAAATACTCACTAACTGAGATTGAGAATTTAATTCCTTGGGAACGTGATGTTTATGTTGCATTATTACAAAATCATCTTGAAGAAGAGAAACTAAAACAACAACAAGCAAATGGCGGATAAACTTCCAGACAATTTAGATGATCTCCTAAACTCTATTAGGAATGAAGGGGAAGAAATCCAAGCGCCTACAGATGAAGAGTGGGAAAGGAAGTTTAGGGATTATCAACTTGAAAAAAGAAAAAAAGAACTGGATGATAAATTACGTAAAGAAGTTCAAGAATTGATAAAGAGAAACAAGGAAAAAAAGAAGAAAGAAGAGGAAGAAGAGATCCCAGAAGGTCTTGATGATTTACTGGCATCAATCACGGGTGGTGAGAAAAAAACTATTAAAGCCGAGAAGGTTGTTGGTGAGGATCGATATGATAAGTACTATAGTGAACTTGTCAATGAGGGTAGAATAGATGGTGAAAACATTTCTCCGGATGAGAGAAAGGCGGGTGCGAAAGCATATAGAAAGGGAAAAATTGACTTTGAGACTTTTGTAAATAAGGTTTTAAAGACTCGTGATGAAACAAAGGAACAGGGACAAGAAGAATATTCTTCTAATTTAGATCTACCAGCATTGCCTGGATCCAAAGGGAGTGCAATAGTAAAAGGTGGTTCTGTAAATATTGAAAAGTTTAAACCTGAACCAGTATCAGAAGGAACTCAACAAAATTTTGATGACATACTTAATGGTATTGATTCTATTCTTGAGACATTAAGAGAGGATAATAAGTTAAAGAAAAAGGAATTTAATCAAGGAAGACGAAAGGATGAGGAGAGGAAAAGAAAAAAACAAGAAGATAAACTAGAAAAAAGTCCTTTCAAAAAACTTGGCGGCGTTGTTGATAGAATGTTGAAACCCGTCAAGGGCATATGGGAAAGAATATGGGATTTTATTTGGAATGTTTTCTTGGGTAGAACTTTACTAAAGATAGTCGATTGGCTTTCTGATCCAGAGAATAAAGGAAAACTTGATGCTATAGCTGCATTTTTAAAGAATACTTGGCCTGGACTTTTGGCTGCATTTATAGCATTTGGAACTGGGTTGGGTGGATTTATAACAGGACTTGTTAAATTAATTGGTGGATTTATTCCAAAACTTATGGGATTGATTCCAAAAATGCTAAAGGGATTGAAAACTGTAGCACTTGGTAATCCATTGGCAACCGCTGCTGTTGCTGTAGCTGCTGGAACTGCCATAGCAGCAATAGCGGCAAACAAAGATGGGACTGCTGTAGTTAAAGACGAGAAAGATCCGGACAAGTCTCAAGCAGATGAGATTAGAGAATTTGGTGGGATGACTGGCGCTCCAATGGGTGGCGATATGTTCAGCGATCTTCCAGAAGAATCCCCACAAGAATTTAAAGAGGGTGGTCAGGTTCCTGGAAGGGGTCCTAATAAAGATACAGTTCGCGCCATGTTAGCTCCTGGCGAGTTTGTCATGAGTCAAGGAGCCGTGCAAAAATATGGAACAGATACTCTCGAATCTATGAATGCTGCAGGCGGTGGAAATAATAAACCCCAAACCAAGGGAGGAACTGTTTACGCTCAAGGTGGTGGTCTTATTAATACCAAACCAGAAGAAAACCAACCAGAGGTTCCTCGTAATGATGAAGAAGGATCAGTCAGAAAAACAACTAGTAAAGAATTGAAGAAGAGTTTGTCAGGAGAAGAAACTTCTAATTCAACTCTCAAAACTACTCCTCAGACATTAACAAAAGAGCAGTTATTAGGAAAATCTGGTGTCATGCCAACCGCAGAACAACTTAGTGCGACAGCAACAAAGAGACATGCTGAGTTGATGAAGTCCACTGACCCAAAGAAAATTGCTGATTATGATGCTAAGCATGGTGATGGAGCATACTCTAAGAGACTGCAGGAAAAACTGAATAAAATGTATTCTTCTGAAATGACAAAACACATGACGAAGGGTATGGTAAAACCAACAGGAAAGGTTGTTGGTAGAGAAAATCTATCACCACAAGCACAGGAAGCAATAGCACGATTGGAAGCTAAAGAAGGATTACAGCCCGATATGCAGTATAGTAAAAATGGTAAGAAGATATCTGCAGACAATTTCAACCGAGTCAAAGGAATGGTGGATGCAGCAAAAGAAGGTGGTGCCAAAGGTGTATTGAATCATGTGATTTCTGGTGCAAAGGGTATGTTTGGTGGAGTGATTAATAAAGTCCAAGATGCTGTTAATGATCCTAAATCTTTTGTTGAATCAATGGGTGGAACGGTTAAGGATGGAAATATAGGAAAACCAACAGCACAAGAACAAAAAGACTTTGATACGCTTGCTGCAAGTAAAGAAAAACTAAAGCAAAGTCAACAAAATCTTCTAGGAATAAAGAGTTCAAAAAAACCACAGGATGATCCTTTGTTTGCAGAGTATCAAGAGGCTTTTGATAACCCAAAACATCCTCTACATGATAAAGTAGCTGGCGATCTTTTTGCTGATGATAAACCTGGTATGAGGTTTGCTGACTTCAAAAAACTTAAGGCAGAACAAAGTCAAGCAAAACTATCACCAAATCAATCACCGCCCCCAGCACCACCAGAACCGCCAAGTCAATCTCAATCTTCTGTTTCTCATATTTCTGCACCTCAAAAAAGAAGAGATGCAAGACGAAGCACATCGTCCAAAAAATATTCGGGTGAAGCAAATGGTATTGGACCTAAACATCAAGTTCCAAGAGATTCTTCTAAAGCAAAAACTCTTGGTGCTTTGGTATAGTGGGAGAGTAGAAAATGGCAGTACCGATAGCAGGACTTTTATCTGGAACATCAAAAATAGTAGGAGCTTCTAGATCTCGTGGATCTGGTGCTAAACTTGCGGGAAGTATTGTAAAAAGAGAACCTAAAAAAACAGAAGAAAATTCATCGCAAGAATCTAAAAATAGTAGTGCTCTTGCGATAAGACCCAAGCAAGCTTTAGTACCATATCAAAAGATAGAA